GTATCTAAAGAGCGGCTCTTACAAAGGAGCAGCTACGATCCTCGGAAAAGATCCTAGTAATCTACGGAAACTAGTTAAGCAACTAGAGGCACAGGGCGATGTCCCCTGGCAGTCCGCAGCTCCAGTCCCAGCGCATCTAACAGTAGGAAAGACTACTGTTCAATACGACGCGGACGGTAACGTCATTCAGGAATGGCGTCGGCAGTATCCTACACTAGAACTCATGCAGCAGGTCGTAGACGGACTATGCGAGCAGGTTAAGGGTAAAGGGAAAGTTCCTAAAGCGAAGAAGAGTAAAAAGACGGGAGAAGACATTCTATTCGAGATCGATCTCTTCGACGCTCATGTCGGAATGTATGCAGACGAGAGAGAGACTCTCGATAGCGATTATAACTGCGACATCGCAGCGAAGCGTATGGTCGAGGCTGCGGAAGCTCTAGCTAGTCGAGCGAATAATCCCGCAAAATGTGTTCTAGTCTTCGGAGGCGATATGCTACACGTAGACGATCGCAATAATAGGACGCCTGCGAGCGGACACGCTCTCGACGCCGATAGTCGTTACCATCGAATCGTGAACTACATTATAGCAGCCTGCAGGGAATGTGTCGATATCGCCGCGAGAGTTGCTCCTCAAGTCGAGGTCGTAGTTCTAGAGGGTAATCACTCGCCACACTCCGAGCTATGGCTTGCTCGAGTCCTAGAGGCTTACTACTCGAAATGTAAGAACGTTAAGATTAATACTAATCCTAATCCTCGCAAGTACATGGTGTTCGGCGACAATTTGTTATTGTGGGCGCATGGCGACAAAATAGCCGCTCAGAAGTGGGCGTTAATCATCGCGGCAGAGTTCGCTAAGGAATGGGGAGCTACTAAATATAGACATCTTAAATGTGGACACGTTCATCACAAGAAGACGATCGCTCCTGTCGTCATCGACGAGCAGAGCGGACTCATCGTCGAATATCTCGAAGCTCTCTGCGCTACGGACGCTTGGCACGCGGGAGCGGGCTTCGTAGGATCGCAGAAGGGCGCGAGCGCGTTCGAATATCATAAGACAGAAGGACTACTTACTAGACACTTTAAAACCGTATGAGAATCATCGCCTTAACTGGTCCGAAGCAAGTCGGGAAGTCTACAGTCGCTACGGCGATCGCAGACACTCTAGACGAGCAAACACATATTCTATCCTTCGCAGATCCTATGCGGGCGATGCTTCAAGCAATGGGAGTAAGCCTCTCTAATCTAGTAGATCAGAGATATAAGGAGCAAGATATCGAGGGGCTAGGAAAGAGCGCGAGATATCTAATGCAGACCCTCGGAACGGAATGGGGTCGAGGCATGATCGACGAAAACATCTGGCTCTGGGCAATGAAGCGACGGATCGAAGTCGCAGAGGAGCAGGGAGCGGACGTCGTAGTTATCGACGATTGTAGATTCGATAATGAAGCGGACTGGATCGTAAACGAGGGAGGAATCGTCGTAAGCTTGACGAGAGACGGGATCTCTTACGGCTCGGACTCTCACGCAAGCGAGCAGCCTGTAGACTTTCTAAAAGTTACAATATCCTGCGACGCGGGAGACGAGAACGCAGCAGCAGAGAGGATCATAAAATTTGAGCGATAGCATCGATAAAGTTACGGAGAATGCCTTCGAGCAAGCGAAGGCTATCCTCGGAGAGTTCTTCCCTCACTTCGCTATCGTCGTTCAATACGAAGACGGCAGCGTCTGGCACGAATCAAACAACGCACTAGTCGAGAAGGCGCTCTACAGAGAGGCTCTTAATATAATTAAAGAGGAGAAAGAGTTCGAGGACTGCGCTCTAGAATGTGAAATAGACTGGGACGACGACGACGACGAAGAAGAAGGACTTTTTACCTTCGATTAAAAAAAGATAAAAAAAAGAGAAAAAAAGGGGAGAGATTGCTTGACATCTCTTTTTTCTCCCCTAGTGTAGTTCTTATCGAAGCGATTCCCGCCTCGAACCTAACACGAAAAAAACACGAAAAATGAATAACACAAAAGAACTCCTCTCCTCTCTCGAAACACTACGTCCTTCTCTAGAGGCTCACTACTCCGAGTATTACACCGATCTCGTTACTCGTCTTCTAGGCGATAGCGGGAACTTCAATTATCGCGATACAATGTATTACGACACTAACCTTCTTTACTCGATGACTAAGACAGAAGACGGATCGTCTTCGTTTAAATCTCGTAGAGTGTTAAACGTAGAGCGCATCGAGAGCGGAGCTTCTCGTTACGCTACTAACGTAATCGAAACTTTCATCGCTAAGATCGACTCGAAGCTAGGAGCTTTAGAAAGCGCGAAGGTTATCTCAGGAAATCAGTTCTTCGAGTTCTTCGTAGAAGGAGTTAAGGACGGAAAGAACGTAAGCATCAAACAATCGATGAGACAGAATTGGTCAGTAAACGGAAAGCCGTTCGATCAGTTCCCCGCGCTTTGCTACATCGACGGTAAGAGAATCAAAGCTTCCGACTTTAAGAAGCTCTTCGCTTAAAACTCTCACGGGGCGGAGCATCCTACACTCCATTTTTAACTCAACTAAAAACACGATATGTCAGATCTAATTAAAGCAGCAATCAAAAAGCAAAAAGCGGCGACTCGTCGCTTCGAGCTAATCATTAACTTCCTAGAGCAGGACTCGCCTCCCGTCCCTAGCGAAGTATTAAACGACATCGCTCACATGCTAAAGAAAGCATGCGAGGATCAGGGAGACGTTTTGATTCTCACAGCAGAGCGACTAAGCGATCTCGAAGAGCGTCTCATGCACTTGTCTGTCAATTCTAACTCAAAAAACTAATGAACTTAATTACTCTTATCCTCGCTCTAATCGCCGTCGAATCTAGCGGCAACGATAACGCAATCGGAGACGGCGGTCTCGCCTTCGGGTGCTTACAGCTACACGCCGCTTACGTTCAAGACGCCGCAGAGTATGCAGGCAAGGACTGGACGCACGAAGACGCCTTCGATCGCGAGACATCGATCGAGATAGTAGTCGCCTATATGGATCGCTACGCAACCGAGAAGCGTCTCGGACGTCCCGTCACTATCGAGGACATCGCTCGGATACATAACGGCGGTCCAGTAGGATATAAAAAGACAGCTACGATCAAATACTGGAAGAAGGTCGAAGCAGAACTAATCTCTCGCGGAGCTTTATAATCTCCGCATTCTAACAACATCAAAAATCATAAAATAATATGGCTATATTAACAGTAAAATCAGAATCCTCTAACGGGTTCACTATCGACGAACTAGCTCCCGCAGGAGACTACGTCGTCACATGCCTAGAGATCGCAGACGAGTTCGCAGTCTCTCGTAAGAAGTATCAGTCGGAGGAGATGGAGGAGATCGACGTAACTCGTTTTCTCTTCGGCTTCAAAGCGCAGGACGGACGTCTCTACAAGGTGCAGACCTTCGAGATGAAGATCTCAGGATCTCCGAAGTCTACGCTCTACAAGTTCCTCTCCGCTTGGCTAGGCAAAGCTCCCGACTACGGCTGGGACTACTGCACTCTAAAGGGTCAAGGCGCTGTCGTATCGATCGAGCATGTCGTCTCGCAGTTAGGGACTACATATCCTAAGATCACGCGGATCTCTCCCGCTAAAACAAGTCTCGCGGACTACTCCGCGCAGATTGTCCCTGTAGAGCAGTTCGGAGCTATTGCAGCTCCCGCAGCTCCCGCAGCTATTACCGCTCCCGTAGAGCAAGCTCTCGCTACTGTAGGAGCAACTCCCGTCGCTCCTGCTCCTGTAGCTTCAGCTCCCGCAGCATGGAGTCCTGAGTCTGGCAACGATGCGAACTGCCCGTTCTAAGAAGTAGAACTTCTCCTCTAAACTAAAACTCGGCGAGCATCGCGCTCTATGCGATGCTCGCCTAACCTTATAATAAAAAATGGCTACACTCGAAAAGAAGATAGATCTAGACGGATCTCACTGGTACACTCGCGAAGGCGTTCCTGCCTATACAATGAAAAAAGCTAAAGGCGACGGAGAGCGTAACACGACTCTTCGAGACGCTCGGAAGTATAAACTCCTCCCTTCCGTTACTACGATATTCGGGATCATGGCAAAGCCAGGTCTAGATCGTTGGAAGATCAGCAAGGCTATCGAGGCTACTCTCTCTACTCCTCGCGATGAAGGCGAGACGGACGATCGCTACTTTGATCGAATTAGATCTCGGAGCTACGAAGAGACAGACAAGGCTGCGAAGCTAGGGACTCTAATTCACGACGCAATCGACGCAGCGTTCGATAAGGTCGAACCTGCCGACGAGCTAAAGCCTTACGTAGAGCCTACGATGGACTACTTAGAGTCTCTCAACTTAAAGAGCATCGAGCGCGAAGGGACTGTCGTTAATCTCGAACAAGGCTACGCGGGACGAGTCGATCTCCTCGCTCGCTACGGGAAGTCAAATATCATAATTGATTTCAAAACTAAGAAGACGAAAGAGGGAGTAAAAGTCACTCCTTTTGATTTTCAAGCGACACAGATAGCGGCATACGCCGCAGCCGCTTTCGGGACTCTCGACAATTGCATCGGAGCGAACGTCTACATNTCAACTACAGAGCCTGGGCGTATCGAGACAGCAGTCTATGACGAGGCAAAGCTCAAGCAGGAATACGAACTNCTAAAACACCTAACAGGCGTCTGGAGACATCTAAAAAACTACGATCCTCGCGGATAATAAATCACTTATAAAAAATACTATGAAAACAAAACTACTAAACATAAACGCAATTATTAACGCAGCTCAGAAGGTCACAGGGAAGTCTTCTAAGGCTATCAAAAGTCCGACTCGATTAGCCTCGGTCGTAGCAGCTAGGAATCTCTGCTACAAGATCGCGAAGGAGCAACTATTCCTAGCGGATCGAGACATCGCAGTCTCCTTTAATCGAGATCGAAGCGCAGTGACTTATTCTCTAAAGCGAGTCGAGCAGGATCTAGATCAGCAGGAGAATTATCGAGTAATGCTNTCACTCATAAACAAGGAGCTAGGACTATGATCGCTAAGGATAGTTATTCAGCGTCGATCTCTAGGTTCATGAGATACGCTCAAGATCGATTAGATCAAGAGATAGAGCAGATCGAACGCTGCGAGAAGGAGTTCGGCGCGGCAGAGGTCTATAAGGAAAAGAAGGAGACGAGACCTAAAGATCTTACGGTCGATCAAAAGCGAGATCTAGTCGATCAAGTTAATAAGCTCTACGATCTACATCCGCATCTATCTCGCGCTTCTGCCTGCGAGGAAGTC